CCATTATTTATGATGGCAACTAATTTCTTTGTTCCAAGGGTTCATATTAAAGAAGTATCTGAAATGTTCATAACTAAGTTTGCTTCTTTTATTCATTTGATTAAAAGTGAATCACATTTTATCGATAAACTAAATGCTAAATCTAATTGCAACCGTAATTGTGACTTTTCAGTATTTTATTTAGAGGTCCCGTTTTTTGATAATGTGTTTGCATCATTAAATCATGATTATTTCCAAAAAATAGGAATAACTTGTGTAGCTCCCTCTGAATTAAGTAATTTAAGAGACAAACTTAATACAAAAGATACTCGAGTTATTATGCAAAAATTTGTAAAGAAAGCAATATATCCTAAGAAACAACCAATATTACATTATAATTTAGCGAATAAAGAACCATTTATGACTGAAACTTTTAACTATCTTAATAATATAAAATTAAACTGGTCAAACATAAATGATTTGTTAAAACAATATCCTAAAGAAGCAAAGAAAATTTCAAAATCAAATAGTTTATTTTAATGAAAGAAAAGATATGTATCAAACATGAATTAGTCTTCGTAAGAAACATTTACGGAGACCCTAAATTTAAAAGTGAATGGAAATGCTCAAAATGCGGAAAAGTAAAATATAAAAATTATTATAATAAAAGAGGATAAAAATTAAATATATCATGGAAAAGATAAAAGTAAAAAGAGTTATTGAGTTTCTTCAGAATTGCAATCCAGAAGCAGAATTTCAAATTTTAATGGATGGACAAATTCCTTTTCATGACATATACATTTCATGCGGGTATAAAAATAGCAATTGGAAAGATTTAGATATACCAAAATTAGAACCAAAAAACTGTGATTTTGTAACTTTTGGTATAGAATCACCTAAAGAATAATGGTGCCAAAAATGGAAGTCAAATGGTGCCAAAAATGGAAGTCAAAAAATAAATGATACAATGTTTACACCGTCAAACAAATTAATTCAACATCTGGTTAAAACTGGAAAAATGAAGCCTATAGGTTTGCAGCACTTTGGAGGAAAGCAATATTTTTATATTCCTGACGAATGTGAATATAAGGGCAGATTCAATGGAAATTTTCATATTGAAGATTATGAAGAATTAGCAAAAACCTTAATTTGGATGACAAACGAAGAAATTGAAAACATAATGAATAACAAGATATGAAAATTGCACTAATTTTAGGAAGAGGAATTGAAGGCGCAGGCGTAACTCGATACATGATTGAGATTTGCAGCTTTCTTAAATCAAAAGATATAGAACACAAAGTTTATGTTGTTGATGACAAAAAATGGGGCAGAGGTAAAGCCCAGGATATGCCTGATTATGATATGATCACAAAGGAGAATATTGAAACATTTGCAAATACTCTTAATATATTTGATTATGTGTTTATTAATTCTGTCCCAAGTGTTAAACACTCTCAATGGGCTCAAGATGGTTTTCTTTCTTTGGTTCATAATATCAAAACTAAAAAGATTGTATTTCAAAACGATCATAAAATAGCATCTATCTGGAGAAACGCAAATTTCTTTGAAATATGTAACAATTGTGATGGAATAGTTTCTCACAGTATAACATCACCCTTCTTTAATAAACTTGTATAGCTTTTTGGATCTGACATTAAAAATAAATTCATACAACTCCATGTGGGCTTTAACTTTGAGCCTCTTTTTAAGTATCGAAAAGATAATCATTTCAAGAAAATCACTTACCTTGGCCGATTTGCTACATTTAAGCAACCCGAGAGACTCTATGGTTTTTTGCCTTATGCTAAGAATAATAACTTATTACTTGAAATGAAAGGTGTCGAAAGATCGCTTGGGGCCCTCAAGATTTTTTACGAAGATTTAGACTCAGGTTCAAAGGAACCTAATCATAGAATGATTGAAGTTAATAAAAAGGCCATAGAAAATGGTCTTGTAATAGATAATGATAAAAGAGATTTGAATAAGGTTTACATCTTTGGTCCATATGATTATGTAGATGGAATGGAAACTTTGAGCTCATCATTAGTAGGTGCAGACTTTTATCACTTAAATGCAGATGCGTATGGTGATAACTTTGAATATGCACAATGTGAAATCGTAGGTGTCGGTACAGTTCCAATGTTTGATTATCATTGGGCAGAAAACTGTTGGGTATATCAGGACGGCAAAAAAACAGATAAAAGATTTATAGATCTAGATACATATGGATTATTTGTAAAAAAAGATCTAAGTAATGTCGAAGAAATAGTTGACAAAATAAACGATATATATTCTAACAAGACTCTTAAAAAACATTATTTAGATTGCAGTTATGCAATAACTCAAAATCATTGTGATAGTAATTGGATTTTTCAGAAACTTGTAGATGATGTTCAAAAATTAGAAAAAGCAAAAATTATCAAAACTAAATCATTATTTTAATATATTTTATTATGGGACGCATAAAAAAAGTTAAGTCAGAAGAAACAAAACAAGAAACTACAAAAAAGGAAGTTGATGTAAATGTAATTAACAAACAAATTGTTGATATATCACAGGTTGAAAAATTAGTCGATGTTTTTATCATTGACACTCCTACATATGATCATCCGTATATTGATTATACAGATAAGTTAAAATCCATATTCAAACGTCTTATTCATTCTGTACAAGTGGATACATCTCGTGTTACTGTATCTATAACACAAGATCAAATTGAACAACTTAAATCAGAGCATAATACTGATGCGTATGCACTGATTGAAAATATTATAATAAACGAAGTAGGACAAGGTTTTTCTGAACATGTTATTTCGAAAATTCGAAATATCACTGAAAACACATATCAGCAAGAATTCACCAGTTTAGATAAAATAAAAACTTGGGCATATAAGTTAGTCAAAAAAGAATACAAAAAGTATATCGAAGTTTCTACTGTAAAAGAGCTTTTAGCCGCAATAATACGAGAATCGAATATTATTGCTCTAAAATCAAAAATGGGCTATGGAAATTTTGCAATATGTAGCGTAAAAACAGCTACTATGCTACAACAAGAAAGCCGATTTGCAATGGCTCTTACAGAAGAAATAATACCTCCACCAGGTTCAATATATCCATTTGGAAAAATGGCCGGAATAACCTTTTATGCTAATCCACATATGTTGTGGACCGATAATAACATATATATTGGAAGAAAAACAAAAGCAGATCACCCAGGTATTAAAGTTTTTATCTACAAAAATGGTGCAAAAACCAAGGTTGAAGTAGAAGGAACTGGAGCTCCCAAAGTTGTATTTTATTATATGTATACGGTTGTGCTAGTAGGAAATAGCGCAGATTTATTATATCGCAAAATTGAATATAAAGACAACCTTAAAAATCCAATATTATGAAACAATTAGTTATTTTAGTATGTTATATGCAAATAACTGATAGCATATCATTGGTAAAAGCAAAAAGGCAAATATCAGAAACATGGGCAATTTTTGAAAAAATATTTGATGAACAAACTCAAATCGATACAAACACAATAATTAAAATTATTGTTATTCCAGTTAAAAATCAACCCACAAAAATAGAATGTATTTTTCCTACTGCAGAAGATTTGCCAGAAAATATTATTGAAAAACTTGAAGATATTGAATCTAACCAAAATAAACTTTATTCATGACAAGATTAGATCTCAGAATTAAATATAGATTTGAAACCGGAATTTCTCCTACATATGGAGAAGATGGGTATGGTTATACTTACAAAGGAGGATTGACAAAAGAATATGTAGAATGGTTAGAGGGCGCTAAAGGAATGGAAAGACAAATAAGATATCGATACAATACAGGAGAATTGCCAACATTCAAAAAACGAGAAAATGGAGAATTCGTAACTAAATATCTTAAATATTATAAGGAATGGTTAGAAGATTTTATGTTGAATTATCTTAAATACTAAAAAATGAAAACAAAAGAAATTTTAGAGAAAATTAAAAATTTTCTTGTGAAGTATAATACATTATTTGTTATACCTGTGGTATTGATAACGATTTTAAGTATTTGGCTTATTAAAGATCTTCACATTAAACTGTATTTATTTATTATAACTTGTGTTTTAATAGTAATTCAATTTATTGGAGCAAGATTACAATATAAGAAAATGAAACATGATAATTTACAAAAAAATTTACAAATAATAAAAGAATATAAAGAAACCATACAATATATAAAACATAGTGTAGTATATTCGGAAGAAGAAAAAGTGGATATGATTGATTCCTGTAATCAAATTATAGATATACTGACTCCTAATAAAAGTAAATTTAAAACAAAAATTACTAGACTATTTAAAAGAATTTAAAGAGTACGATATATGGGTAAAGATCTTTTACATTTAACTAATATACAAAATATAAATAGTATCTTAAAATATGGAATTTTACCTACATATGTAGATCTAGATCATCACTGGGAAACTTTTAAAAATCATAATTTATCAAAAAGAAAATGTATATATACATGGGACGGAGAAACTTATAAAAATTCTAAATTTATTAAAGATATGATTTACTGTAAATTGTTTATTCATCCCAGAAATCGATTTTATAGTTATACTGATAATTCTTTAAATTTTTACGATTATGGGCAAAAAATTATAGGTAAAGATTCATCTTTTTTATTATTAAAAATTAATAGCGATAATTGGTTTGGAAATTGGTATCATATACAAGAACCTGGTGGAGAAAACTCTTGTACTACTGTCATAATGGATGAAAAATATTCTCATGATGATAAAGAACTTTATATATTTAAAGAAAAAATTATAGAATTTGAGATTATAGAAAAAATAAATGTTAGAGTCTATAAAAACAATACATTAGGATTTTCATTTTCAAAAGTTAAAAATTAAATTTATGTGTAGTTTAATAAATCAACATTATTCAAAAGTTGTTTGCATCTGTCTTAAGGAACGAGAAGATAAGTATAAGTATGCATTATCACAATTCATACAGCATGATATACAAGTAGAATTTTATCGACCGGTTATTTTAAATTACGCACGTCACTTTGTGGATATTTACGCAGATAAATATAATGATGAGTCAAAAAATTATGTACGTTTTAATAAATCATTTCCTAATGAATTTGGAACATTACATAGTCATTATTATGTAATTAAATCTGCGTTACTTGATGGCGCTCAAAATTTGTTTGTTTTTGAAGATGATTGCTCATTTCATAAAGACTGGAATGAATTACTTCCAAAATATTTAAATACAGTTCCTGAAGACGCCGATGGAATATTATTATATTCTTTTATGAGTCAACTTGAACCTCAAAATATTAGAGTTAAACCTCGTTGGACAAAAGGTTTTGCGAGTTGGAGTTTTATTGCGTATGGATTGAATAAAAGAGCCATGGAAGGGTATATTAAACTTCAAGATGAAACTCCTATGATTGCAGATAGAGGATCTTGGACTATGATGACTCATTTAAATTATAATTTTTACGTTGCCAGCCCTCCATTAATATTACCATCAAAAGAATTAACATCAAATATAAGAGGGAGCAATAAAAATTATGAAAAAATAAAATCAATTTTTATCATGGGAATAAATGAAGCAGATTATACTTAATTAATTATTAATTTAAAATTATGTTATGAAAACACTTGTAAATAAACAGCTATTAGAAAGTTCATCTATTTTTTTAGATTTGTCAAAAAGTTTATTAAATAAAATCGATAATTTTATAACTATAGCTAATTTAGATAAAAAACAACAAACAGAATTAATGGGAATTTTTAGAGAAATATATTCACAGGCTTATGAAGATGGAATGACAGATTAAAAATATATTTAAAATAAATAAAATTATGGCAAAAAGGAATAATAATTCTGGCACTTCTGAACCAGAAAAAAAATACGACATGTCAAAACAAGTAAATAAAATATGCCCAAAATGCAATACAGGAAATATGTGGCCCAATGGAATAATACATTCTGAAAATCCTTCTAAATTTGAGCATCACTGCCTTAATTGCGGATATAAAGAATCTTTTGATATGTTATATCCATATATGAAATTAGATGAATAATAATTATTTATAAAAAGAACAATATTTAGCGGAAACCGCAAAGCATAAGTACGAAGTACATTGGTCATCTGCTGAAGCAAGGTGG